GCGGAACGAGCTAAGTCTTTTGCACGACTCATTGGTGTATGTTTAGCACCAGATTTGTCTGTTACTGTACCGGGAGATTTCTTCCATGGGGTTTCTTTATGCCATGCACCTTCGCCAGCTTCTTCATTTTTCTTACCATAATAAGCACCTAAAGCCATTTTTTTACGTTCAGCTTTGGATTTACCAGCAAACTTAGGATTTTTAGAATGAACGAAATCGTGAATCCAATCACCAGCATCAGCATCTTTAGAAAGAACTTCGTTAATCATTTCATCAAGTTCAACTTCTGTTGCTGATTCCATTTTAAGGTTTGGAAGATTAACGATTGGTTCGTGAGTCTTTCTTGTTTTCATTGCAGGAGTATCTTTTTCTCCTTCTTCTGGTGGAGGTGCTTTCATTTCACCATCAGTTTTTAATTGTAATTTGTAACCTTTGAAAGAATTTGATTTACCACCTTGAACACGACCACGAATCATATCTGTTGTAACTTCATTTGGATTTACTGCATGTGTAGTAACTTCTGCTTCGGTTAATTCAACTCCTTCTTTTAATGTGGACAAATGTTTATCCAAACTAGAAAAATTACTTGTGCTATCACCATGAGCCTTAGATGATTTTGAACCTGCAGGATAGTGGTGCCATTCACCATAACGGTTAATAGAAACTTCACCTTTGGTTGGATGTTTCATTCCTGCACCATAAGTGGTTCTTTTAAATTCCATACCATGATTTTTAGCAATAGTATCAAGGTTATCTTCATTCAATTCGACTTCTTCATTGCGTGCTTTAGCAAGATTCTCTGGATGTGAAATTGTATCTTTTTTAGGACCTTTAACATCAGCAACAGTCAATGGCTTTTCACCTTTTTGCTTACGGAGATAAGCAGGAACATCAGACTTACGAACTTCTTCACCCATGTTATTGTCGGTGAAAGTTTCTTGTGGACCACTACCTTTGTTTTCTTTAATCTTTGCTTTTGCTTTTTCTTTCCACTTATGTGCCAAAGTCATTTCTTCTGCATGGTGCATCTTTTTCTCATGACCTTTTACTTCTTTTTTAGCAATATCTTTTGCTTCAGGTTTAGTTACACAGTCACCTTCTTCTTTAAGGTCTTTCTCTTTAGGACCTTTCATTTTATCTAACTCATGTTTAGTTTGGTCACGATGTGCTTTAGCAGCATTACCATAACGATGACCATATACTTTCATGCCTGTTGGTGTGTGTACTTTTTCAGATTTTTCTTCTTCCATTGCAACTGCTTCTGCATGAGACTTTGCAGTAACAGGATATTTTTTACCTTGAAATTCAAAGTGTGTTTGATTTGCTTTCTTAGCAGCATGAGCAGCTTTATGGAAACCAGTTTCATCGAGTTCTGGTTCCAACAACAATTTTTCTTTTCCTTCAGAAATAACGCTATTAACAGCATCAATCATGGATTGGGTAATTTTACTTTTTGTGAACATTTTTAGTCTCCGTCCGTTATTTGTTCTTTTTCTTCTTTTTAACTATTTCAATACCAATATTTCTGTTGGGGTCTTTATAGGTATCCATGCCCTCTTTGTTGTCGGCACCACCTAGTGTACCACCTAGACCGGATTCAACATCATTTTGAAAGCCGTTATATTCTTTAATGGTCTTTCTAAATTTCTTAAATTCTTTCTTTGGAGCAGTATAAGCACTATCTCCTAATGGATTTGGTGTGATACCTGCCGGCATTGCTGTGCTAGCAGGATTTGCGTTACTATATTCTTCACTTTCACTATAAGTCTGGTTACCTAAACCCATACCACCAGTTAGACCTGAACCATTTGTTCTTGTGTCCCATGTAGAACCCAAACCATCAGGTCTACCTAAAGCAGATTCTTTTCCAGACTTATCGAAGCCACGCTTCTTTAATTTTATTTTGTCTTTGTCTTGCTGGAAGTTGCTTTCTTTGGCTTTGTTGTAGACTTTCGTGATTGGCTGGCTTTCTTCGAAGCTGTAGGCTGCGTGCCACGCACCGCCCGATCCGCCTTTGTTGAAGATGTCTTTTCTTGCGCCGGTGTTGCCTTTGACTTGGTCTTGTCCAGCGGGAACGATGGTTCCTGAATTGTCTGGCTTGATATCGTCTGGTCCTTTGGCTCTTGGACTGGAGTAGTTTTTGGCGATTTTAAGAAACCGATTATTCGTTTTAACATTATTTTCTTCCTCAATTTTAAATTTACGATTCAACCAATCTTCAGCTGTTTCGTTTACAGTATTTGAATCAAGAAAAACTTTAGTGTTTTCATATACTTCATGAATATCATATTCTTTAGTACGGATATCACCCGTATTATCGAAAACAATAAAATTTTTAAATGATTCGGTGAAATATTTAGTATTTCTCTGTGATTTAGACCATTTGTCCTGTCTGACGGATTCTACCATCATTCTGGACAACAGAGAATTACGCTCTTTACTTACTTCATCGGTAGTATTCACAAAAATCATCATAGTATCATATCCAAGACTTTCCAATTCTTCTTTGATATGTGAAATTCTATCTTTATCATCAGCTGGACCATTAATAATCAATGGACCACGGTTACGAATAGCTTCCCTGCGGAAATCATTGGTTTTTTCAGATAGTTTTTGTTTATCACCCAAGTAATCTTGAGCCTGAATAAAATTCAATTCTACAATCTGAGATTCAGCAATGGCTTCACGAATGATAATATCTTTACCTGAACCAGGACCACCAGTCACAAAAATGGCATGGAAACGACCATGATCCACAGATTCATGTATACCCATTCCCTTACGAACATGGTGCATTAGTTCTTTTGCATGTTCATCTGAAACATGAGATGGAACACCCTTACGAAACTCTTTAAAATTGCCTGACTGAGCATGGTGTCTCATCTTAGTTCCAGACATTCCCTCTGCGCCCTCCGCATCGGGATCACGATGTCCTGCTGAGTGAACAGTAATCTTTTTGAAGTGATATTTACCATGTCCAGCTTCAACACCATTATATTTGTGTAATAGGTGGTGCATTTCTTTAACACGGTCAGAACCAACCACAACATGAAGGTGACTTACACCTTTCTTGTGTAATTCAGCGGCATGGTGTAGAATTGTTGGATGTTCTTTTGATGATTTTTCAAAATGTGTGTCTGTAGAATACCGTTTTAAATGTTTTACTTTTTGTGCACCACTCAATGGATTCTTTTTGGCATCCTGTGAATGTGAAACTACAACAGAATGTTCAGCGTTATGTTTTTTAGCTACTTCTTTAACTTTATCAATTAATTTCAAGTGACCTGTGGTAGGAGGATTCATGCGACCAAAGGTCATCACATGGTGTTTACCAGATGATTCTTCTTCTTTAAGAATTTCTAAAAATGATTTCATATTATGGTGTTGCGCCAATCTTCATATTTGTTAAAGGACCATTATTATGTTTTACTTGCAAACCAAATACACGATGACCTTTACTGTGTTCACTTTCATGTGCATGAACATGAATTAAAGAATCGCCACCTTTATGAAATGATAAGTGGTGAGCATTTCTAATCTTATGATACATTTCATTGTCTGATGGATCGGTAGCGTGAGCATGAGCTTTCTTATCGTGACCACCAGAACCATGAACTTTAACATAAGGTAATGCATGTTCTGCATTTCCTTTTATGTATGTGTGTAGGACATGATGCTTTAATTCTTCAGGATGACTCTTGGACATATGAGAATAACCTTTATGAAGTTTATCTCTCACCTCTTTATTAATCTGCCGAGCATGTTCACTTGCTTTATGATACAATTCATTATTCCTATACTCTGGATTTTCAACTTTCTTTTCTGTATCCAAATGCTTTGGTCCATTAACAGCTCTCTGAGCTTTTGCTTTAACTGTACCAAGATTATGTTTTTTCATGAACTCTTGGTGACGTTTTTCTACATGGCCGTGAATATCGTATTCGCTCATTTTAATGTCCTAAATGTTTCGTTAAGAAATGACCAAGTTCTTGTGTACCACCATTGTGGAAACCAATGGCTTTAGTTTTACTTGACTTGGCAGACAAACCAAGATAATGATGTTTGGCTGAAGCTGGCTTTTTATGGAATTTAACAGCAATATCAGATGGATTTTCTTGTTGTGAAGCTTTGATTCCTGTTTTCTTCTCAATATCACCAGGTTTAGGTGTTAAATGAACTTCATGTACACCCTCATAACCTTTTTTCTTGGCGTGTTCATGAAAAACTCTAGATTGTTCTTTTGCTCTATCTTCCTGAGTTTTTACTTCATGTGTACCATATTTTTTATCGTGAGCAGCTAAATGAGATTTATGATACTTGTCTTGAGCTTCATGTTCATGGTCAATATACTTACCACCATTCAGATGTTTTGCTAATTGAGTTTCATTGTAACCACCACGGTGTGGATTGATAGCATGAGATGCTTTCTTGGCACCTTCATGTTTGGCTTTTTCTTCATCAGACATTGCTGGCTTTTTGGCCAATTCTTCCAAATATTCCTCATGTAACTTATCTACTAGAATCATATCGTGATCCTTTTTTAGTTCTTGAGCAACTTCATGTGTTGTTAAATGACCAGAAATTGTATTGGTCAATTCACCAAATTTATTGTGTAAATGATAAACATTCTTATCAGCATCATGCGTCAATTTATACATGCCTTTGGTAGGATGATAAAAAGAATGATGACCTTTTTTAATTTCTTCTTTTAAAAAACCTAAAAATGATTTCATTTTCTGACTTTCAATAAATTCTGTTTAGCAAATTCTGCACGATTAACCAATTTGGTTGGTTGATTATCGTGATGAACAACAAAACCTTCTGGTTTAGATTTCTTACCACCAATATGATGTTGATAGTGTCCTTCGTGTGTTTCTAAAGACTTCACCAAAGTATTTTTGGCTTGGTGTAAATGATGGTGCATTGAGAATAGGTTACCATAGTGTTCTTTGTGTTTTTCAACATGAGCAATTTGGTGTTTACCTTCGTTACGTTTTTCTTCTTTACTTTTATCTGTTTTGACCTTGGCAGCCATCTTTTCATGTTCACCGTGTAAATGTTCTTTAAAACCTTTAACACTTGGAACTTCATCGTGTCTTACTGTCTTGTTTATGTATGTGGCAAGGTGGCCATGTTCTCCACTATGTTTTGGATGAACGGCATTATACATCTTATGACCATGAGTATCATGAATATCTTTAGCGGCATTCATGTGTTTATGGAACTCTTTTTCACGTTCAGCAGTATGTTTTACCTTGCTGGTATCGTGTTCAGCGCCATGAATATGGACATCTGGATGTTCTTTGAATTTACTTACATCAACATGCGGTGAAGCGTGTTTCATTTCATGGTCATATTCGTGGTGTACTACCACACCAACTTTAGACTTTTTAATCTTTTCTGCTTCTTTACCTTTGGCAGTATAGGTAATAGTGTTTGGAGTAAAAGAAACATCACCTTTAGCCTCAACGATATAACTTTCGTGTAGGTGTTTGGTATCAGCATGGTGCATTAAGTCACCTTGAAATACGCCATGTTTAGGTGTTACTTTAGGTAGATGTTTAAGTGCGTGTTTGAGTGTATGTGCTAAACCTGGAGCGTGGCCATGATTTCTATCAATGTCCGCTTCAGTATGATTGATTTTTGGATTCTTATTGAAGGCAGATTTGGTTGCCACAAAGAATTTACCATTCTTAGGATGATGACCAAAAACAATCGATGGAGAACCATCATATTTCATGGTCAGATTGGTATTTTTATGACCACCAGTCATATGAGCATGAGCTTTCATCAAAGCTGCATGAGCATGTTCAAAACCTTCGTGGCCATGCATCAATGGTCTATCTTCAGCATGATGAATATGTTTCAACTCCGAACTCTGTTCGGCCTCTTCTTTTAAGAATGATTTAAATGATAGCATGAATTTCTTTCTGGACTTGCAACACACTTTGGTTGCCGGACACCTTATTTATACAACTTTTAAGTTAATATGGTGAAACTGTGGAAAGATTGGCTTAGATACATAGTGCCAAAATTGTTGGATTTAAAACTTGGTTCCTTCAAAATCCATCCAATAAGTGGCCATTTTACCTTTACCTTCAAGTAAGTAAAAAGGTAGAGTATGGATTAAACCCCGACTGGAGTTATAGTATATCAGTTCTTTAGGTCCACGGTCAAGCGAAAATGCAAAATGTGTTGTTCCTGTATCACCACCAATGAAGATTTCGGCAGTCTGGATATGGTTGATATTTTCCATGAAACCAAAACTATATTGGAAGTGTGCCGAAATCAACTCTTGGTGGCCAAATGGATATTTACCAACACAAATAAGTTTTTCGTAATCATCATATTCTGGCGCACTGTATTTTTCACAGATAGTTTCAAGNAANTTTGGTGGCCAATTTCTGTAGGTATTATAAGGCGCATCAAACAATGGAAAAATAACAATTTTCTTTTCCATTTCTAATTTATTTGGAACTGTTACTAAATCTCCACAGATATCTCTAAAGTCCCAAACATTCACTCTACGCCATGGTAGAGTTTCTTGTCCTTCAAAATCGGAAAAGTAATTGGTTACCAATAAAAGAAATGTATAAAATTCCTGTACATATTTTTCAGAACTTATTGCTTCCGGCTTTAAATGAAATCGAATCTGTGGATTATTATTAGTTTTTCTAATATGTTCCAACACATTACAGACACCGAGTAAATCACCATTGCGTAATGGTCCACCAAAAGTACCAGGTTCAATATTAATAATCAAAGTAGTGCCTCTAATTCTTTAGCATGAACTAGTTTTGCTTTACGGTTCAAATAGAAATGTTTTTCAAATACTTTATTGATATCTTTACCATCGTCCCAAGATACATTATCACCTACACGGAACTCAGGTTTCCAATCTTCTGCTTTCCATACACAATAAAGTGGAACATTACAAAGGTCTGCCAGCATACCAACACCAGTAAAATTGGTGATAAATGGTTTCTTTAGATTCTTAATGATATAAGCATTGGTCAACATATCATTATCAAAATTAATAAACTCACAATCTTTTAAATAAGATAATACATGAGTTTCTCTACGGGTATCAATTTCACCAACTGCCCATCTATCACCAACATAATAAGCAT